CGCCCCCAAACTTTTGTACCATAGCAGCATCAGTAGCGGATTTCATAATGCCCTCCATACTGTCTTCCAATGGCAAAACAAAGCAAGCACTCAAAGTACCCTCTGCTGTTCCTGCATTCATTAATGTAGGAGAATTCGGTAAGAACTCTAAGCTATACATCATGTCAAAAAACTTATCTTCTAACATGACTATCTCAGAAGGCAGCGTTTCATACTGATATTCTACTTGAGCTAATGCATGTGCAACTCTTTTAAATAAATCTATCTCATTCTCTAAGATATTCCCATCTGTATCTTTCAAATAGTACCTATGCCCTAAGATAATTTCAGCCTGTTCAGAAATGTGTGTGTCTATCAATTTTTCTCCTACCCCCTATACCCACAATATATACATAAATGTCGTTCTGGTACCCAAAATTCAGGCTTACAAATAAGTTCCTCGCAATTTGAATTTGGGCAATCTGCCATCGTTAAATCAGCATTGATTACCCTAGTATAATCTACTTGTATCCCTCCAGGCAATCCCATTGTATCGGGTTTATCCGCAGTTAAATCATCAATTATGGGAGTTTGTTTTTCTTCGGGTAGTAATTCTGCGTGGTCATCTGGGTCAAGAAATCCTTGAATATTACCTAGATGAACCACTCCAAACCGTCCAGTTTCCCACGAAGCAAGTAACGCCATACCAATAGAGAAAAAGGCATCCCCATGACCCATTGGAGTGTCAGGAGCTTTTAATTCATTATTGACTGACAGAATTTGTTGCTTCTGACGTTCATCTTTAATCAATGATAATTGACCAGAGTGTACATATTCTTCAAAAATTTGAGCCATAGTATTTTTAGATTTAAGAGTAAACGATAGGGGCTTCCATCTAAAATCTAACCCACGGTCTTCTAACTCCCCCCTAGTATTATCCACATATCCACGGTCAATGTCAAAGTTTTCTGCTACTTCATTAAGAAATTCAATTTGGTCTGAGTAATTCCACCCATCTAACCAAGATTGATGAAGCTGAGTAACTTTTTCTCCCTCTCTTTGAAAGATAACTAAATGGGATGGGTGCCGTTTTTTTCCTACGTCGAATCCCGCAAACAAGAATGCTCCCTCTGGCTTTTTATACTTACGAGATACTGGTATATCCTTCAAGGTTTCATCTTCACATTTACTAATATCCACATCATTAAAATAAGTCTCTGTTGAATAATGCGGAACTAACAAAAACTCAGAAGCAAACGATTTGGGCCTAGCTGCTTGTTGTTTCAACAACCACGCTTCGTCATACAACTCAGGCATTAACACTCGTCTTCCAGGTACTGGATTTAGAGCGGGTAATACCCTGGCAAAGAAACGCTCATCTTCTTGAAGCTTACTTAACAAATCTCCAGGCATCATGGGAGTACCCATCACAATAACAGGTACTCCTTTCAAAGGAATAAACAAAGACTCAGTAAGAAAATGTTCTTCTACCTTAATAACTTGCCCAATATTCAAAGGATTTTCAGGGTCACGCAGAATATCATCAGCAATCAAAGCTCCATTTACATGCATTCCTCGTTTAAAGGAAAACAGTCCTCCGTGTCTAACATCCATGGGTTTACCATTTACCAGATATCTAGCAGAAAAATCAGCTTTAGGTGACCTATTATCCATCCATTCTCGGAGAATGTAATTTCTGGAGATAGCTTTATTAATTTCTGAAATATGATATCTTGCCATAGAATCGCTATAAGATAGATACAACACAGCACAGTCTCTAGGAGCCGTTAAAAGTCTCCATACACTAAACGCATGACCCAAAACAGTACTTTTAAAATGAAATCTGGGAAGTATAGCACAATAGTTTAAGCCCTCTTCTAAACAATATTCAATGTCTTCAGCAATTTGGCCTACATGCCAAGCATTAAAATACTCTGGATTATCAAACCCATGTGCCCATACATTAATAAGGAAGTCTTTAAAAGACCCCACATGTATTTTTTTATTAGTTAATAGACCACTAGCTAATCTATCAAACGCATCAGAAAAGGTAGTTACTTCTTGTGTCATACTATTGAAGGCTCCTCTATTTGAATTAAGGCTTTAAGCCTGAAGGCAACCTTGCGTAATAATTCTTCATCAGAAATTTCTTCTACTAATACACCCAAGACATTCTGAACAAACTGTAAATTAATCATTCCTTCCATAACAACTCGTTCTCCCTTAATTCCAAGGTCTAGGGCCTTAGCAGCCTCAAAAGCTTTATCAAAGGGTAAATGGTCAAGGTCATTAACAGCTTTCTGACGAAGTTGACCATATTCATGTAAATGTTCTTGTTGAATACGAACAAATCTTTGTCCACTAGACTCTTTAACTTGTTCAATGGCTTTTGTTTTTACTTCTGTTTTATGATTATCCCAGTCATTTTCTCTAGCCCACATATAAATAGTGGTTGCTTTTACAGATACATCAAATTCCTCCCATAACTGACCTACTATTTCTCTAGCAGATTTGTCATCGTGAATATATAGTTCTAAGGCCCTGATTTTTACTTCAGGGCTAAATGATTTTGGCATACACTCTCCTATACATTATATTCTTTAATATGCGGTTTTACAATCCCTTTACGAGGAGCTTTATCGCTACTGTCCCATCGAGAGGGTACGTCAAAAGATTGGTCACTAGCATGTTGTGAATCAATGTTGCCACCGTAAGGAGAGCCATCAGATTGTAGTAATCCAGCGAAGCTCAGGTGCCCTGTTTTCCTCACAGCCGCAGTAAAGCACTCAGGTTTATCTCCCGTATACTTCATGGCTATTTCTCCCCTAGTGCAGATGCCTCTCCACACCCCCGCATCCTTGCCTAGTGGTTGATAGCCCTTGTTCTTAAGAATAGTGCCACTTGTCCGTTGTAGATTTTCATGGATAACATTATGTTTACATCCAAAATAATCACACCACACCACTACCCCAAAGTGAGCTTTTAGTTCTTCCTCAGTCCAATCTTTAGGTAACTTATCTACATATTCTTCACTGGTTTCTGTTTTCCCTTTCATGTAAAACGATACACTCATATATCCTCCCCTAAGTAATTAAATCTACCCCATAAAGCTATACACGCTGCGTCTGCATGGTCTTGTTCCTTAAAAGAATTCTCCCACATAATATTAGCATACACAAATATATCTGCTTTACTAGCATTCCCCCTTTCTAATACATATTTTTTCCAACTCTTGTTCTGGATTGGGACACATTCTATCCCATGTAAAAAACAAATAAATCTAGCTGTGTAAACTACCGCAGCTATCTGCATTGTTGTTTTGGGATTTTGAATAAAAATGGGGGCTTCAACAGCCACCCGTAATATAGGAAACCTTTCCTTAATTATACCCAATTCATCGTAAAAACTTTTCAAAAACAGGGGGAATCTAGCTTCAAAATCAGGCAATTTAGAAGTCCATTTATTAAAGAACCACAATTTAGCTAAATCATCAATGATAACTCCATGAATGGCCTTACTAGAGCAATCTAGCCCCAAATAATAATTAACCATGAGATGTTCCTGGGGAAGTTCTCAGAGACACAATTCTCGATACCGTATGATAAGCAGATGTATAAGCGTCCAATAGACCCTTTAGTTTATTATATTCCGCTTCTTGTTCAATCATTTCTCTACTAAATTCTCGGAGTTGTGGATAAGTAGAAAGCGCAGCCCCCCGTATCTCTTCTCTGGTTAGTTTCTTTTTTCCCTCTACTTCCCTATCTTCTGTAATCCGATAGACAGCAGTGGCATAACCCTCATCAAAAGCAGCTTTAATAGCACTTTTAGCTGCATCTATGTCAGCTAATTTACTCTCTAAAAAGGCTTTATACCCCCCATACAAAACTAAAAACTCTTCTAGGGTACGAGAATTAGCATTCATTAAGTTAGAAAATTCTAATGTTGGGTGTTCACTAAGGTCTGCCGTAAAGGAAGGCACCATTAAGTCTTCTAATGCTTTATCCGCTTTCCTCAATGCTTTCATAGGAGTCCATTTCTCTGTCATCTTCCTCTTCCTCCGTCTCTTTATAATCTTTACAGGGGCACCATGGGGGGCCTGTACATCCCTTAGGCATAATCTCCATGTTCTGAATCTTACGGCATTTAGCCTCAATAGTTTGCCAAGCCTTTAAGCTATACTCTACTGGAAATGCTTTAATATGTTGGTCATTTTTGTTTTCATATAAGACTATTCCCCGTTCCATTTTCAATAAATGTAGATATAATTGAATCTGAATTAAGTGTTCTCGTTTTGGTTTAGCTCGTAAATTTTTAAACCCCTTATCATTAATAGACTTCAATTCTAATACCACTTCTGAATACAGAGGATGGCTTAAGATAAAATCTGCTCTCCCTGATATCGGTGGGTCTTCTGAAGTACAAGGAATTTCTCGGTCTTTGACAATCCCCATTTTTTCAAAATAAGAATTCATTCTATCTTCTAAATATGACCCATTATCAAAAATTCTACGAGTATAACTATGTATAGTAGAAGGAGAAAGCATTCCCCTATACGCTAAATACAAATGCTTATCACATGTTGACCCCAACAAGGAGGGGAAAAAACACCATGGACGACTAGGGGATTGTGTCTCAGTTAAATACTCATCAAACAAGTCTAGCAACCATTTATCCTGGCTTGCTAAGGCTTTATTAGCGGTGCTTACTGTGTGTCTGGTTGTAAGTTGTTTAATGCCAGCCATAATACATCCTTTATACCCTGTTTAGAATTCTCTTTAATATGTAAGACATGCTCTATCCCTGGAAAGGTTTGAAGATTTATGTCTCGTAGTACCTCTCTTTTCCGTAAATGCCCATATATCCCATCTGCTTCTACAATCATACCAATTTCCTTAATATGGAAATCTACAGTATACTTGCCGAATTCTACCTGTTGGTCATATCTTAGCCCAAACTCAGATAGAAGTTCGGCAATTGTGTTTTCCTGTTTAGTATAATCCCTAGGCAATAGCATTTTTGAGTTCCTCAAACAATGTTGGAGTATTAATAAATTGTTGTTTGAGTCCATTAAGCCCCATTGCCTTAACATCTCCGTAAGTATACCACGCCCCTGCTCTAGTAATGAGCTTGCGGTCTATGGCTTCCCTAATAAAGCTTTCTAAAACATCTATACCCCCCTCTACCCTAAACGGAACAATAGCACTACGCCAACTCTCTCCTCCCACCTTACTTTTACGTAGTCTTACTTCCATATCGAACCCTACTTTAGTACCTTTGGGTTCTTCAATCCATCCAGAACGTCTTACTTGGAGGAGAAAATGAGCAAAGAAGCTTTGTGCGAGGCCCCCAGGCATGTTATCAAGAGCTACAGGGCCAATACTTGACCTTACTTGGTTAATCGCTATTAAAGCAGAACCGTGTTGCAAATTAGGTAAGAGCTTTGGGAGAGCCGAATTCACAAATCTGGCTTGCCATGCCATAGGATTATATGCAAAGTCTTCATCATGAATCGCCGTAGGGACTAATCCAGCTATGCTGTCTAAAACAATTACGTCAACCCCATTCCGCATTAATTCCCTAACGGTATCTAAAGCTTGTTCTCCATTAACAGGCTGAGATACTAGGGTGTTTTGGGTATCTACACCACACTTCTCATACCAGGCTCCATCCCAGGAAAGCTCTGTGTCAATCCATGCAGCAATCCCCCCAGCATCTTGTGCCCTGGCAACGATTTGAGAAGCCAAATAAGACTTGCCTACATTAGTTGGGCCATATAGTATGGTCAGTCGCTTTCTAGGGATGCCACCGCCCGTTAGAACGTCAAGAGAAGGTATTCCGAAGGAGATACGCCCAAACTGAAAGTCATCACTATTTCCTCTCAACAAATGTAAGTTTTTGTTTTCTAAAAGCTGACTGACGGCCTCTTCAGCAGTATTCTTCATTGGTTAGCACCTCACTCCTACGTAATGCTTCAGCCCATGCCATATAGACCGCAGCACATTGAATTACCTCATGGTATAAATTATCACCATTCTCATATATTTCTCTCGCTGCTTCCCCTACTTCTTCTGTAGCAATTACATTCCATAATGCATTGGTATTTTTTACTTGGTCACCCCACTTGTCATCTTGAAATTCTCGTTCAGCAAGAACATCTTCCATTACCACAGCCCTTGCTATTTCTATCCTATCCTTCCTAAACTTTTCGTGGGGGGTCATCAGACTCCCCCAGAATCTAGGACACTCTCAATCTTCTCATCTACTGTTTTTCGTACTTCATTCCAGATTACTTCTACCGCCTTCCCTGCTTCCTCTAGTTGAGCAGATACAGGCAATTCGGTATCCACATCCCTTACATCTACATCAATACGACTATATTGGTTTGTGTCCAACGGGCCTACTCTAAACGTGAATCCTAGGTGTACACTTACTTTAGCCATTCTTTTTCCTCCTCTTGTTTATGAAATTCTTCTAACATCTCCCTCTCATAATCATATTGTACTGGCCTTAAATATAATTTTCTAGGGTCATGAAACCATTTACGAAATGCTTGTATAGATAAAGAGTCAGGAGTTAAAAACCCTGCACAATAATGCTCCTCACTCCATTGACTGTATAAGGCGAGTATTTCTTCATCCGTCATTATAGACCTCATCTAAATCTTTAATAGCTAGATTAAAGGTAGTGCTTTTTAATAGCAATCTATTACGGGCATCGAAGTCTCCCGCCTTCCATAAAACTGCTGCATCAAAGAAGGCTTCAGGTGTCTTTTGCCCAAGCAACCAAATATCTTTAAGATTATCATATTGAATTGTACGTCCAATTTTACTAGACTTCTCATATTGCAAACTCACAAACATGTATAAATCAGGCCGTTGAAACGTACTTATATCATATACAGATACATCATAATCATCTTGAGGAACCACCGTCCTACGCTTAGTCTTAAGCTCTGTATGAGTGCCATTCTGTAGAATTAAATCATAATGGTATTTATCTGTACCTGAAGAAGTAGCCGTTAAGTCAGCCCCCAAATAATCAGCAACCGCTTCTTCCGCTAAGAATCCTGCGGTAGCTACATCAGATAATCCTGACCCTGAATGTTTAACTTGAGTACGGGCCTCACTAAACTTAACTTCGTTTGCCCGTTCTATGGCTCTGTCTACCATAGCCTGGGTAAATGGAATACTTTTCATTTAGTCCTCCTTCAACTCTAGAGTAAACCAGCCTCTTTCTAGCAGTAATCCTATTATAGCATACCCAGCTATATCTGTAAAGGTGTCTTGAATAGGTTCATGTTTAGCAATTCCATTTCCGTCCCATATAAGATTTTTCAAACGACTTATTTTATCCCACAAGCGCACCACTAACCCCTTATCTCCAAAGCCCAATATATTGTCATGCCCATAATCATGTTGCTTAGAAATTACGATATAAGCAAGTTGGGTAGCTACCCGATGACAAGCTTCATCAAACGTTTCTGGCGGTATAGTTATAGTAGAGGGGTCTAAGTTTGTACTATCTGTTACTGTTCTATCTGCTACTACTGGCATATTCTTCCTCCCAATCTATATAATTTTCTACTTGTTCTTGTACATGTATAACGCTTGGTGCAACTTTAGTAGCCCAAGAAGGGGTGCATAGAGCAATATCTACCTTTAACGGAATACCTAATGTGTTTTCTTCCAATAGTTGTTGTATTTCTGTTGGTAAATAGTTGAGGTCATTATCATGAATTTCGCAAATAATTTCATCATGGACTTGCAACAAGATGTGACTTTGAGTGTGCTTAAGATGTTCATATACTTTTATTATCCTCTCATTTAAAATATCCGCACTCGTTCCCTGAACGAGATAATTTACGCCCTTATAAGCAATGTCCTTTTCAATTTGATAGACTCTACCATATCTATTCTTAATCCATCCTCGTTCTTCAATGGCTCTAATAACCGAAGCAAAGAATTCCTTCGCTCCTGGCAATCCTTTAAAATACTGTTTCTTATATTGTATAGCTTCACTTTCAGTTACATTTAACTGTTTGGCTAATTTAGCTTTACCAATTCCATAAATAACTCCAAACGTAATGTTCTTAGCCATCTGTCTGTAAAACTTAAAGGTATCTTCTTCTCCTGTAAGAGAAAAAGCCCTCTTCGCTGCTTCTCCATGAAAATCAATGTCATCCTGTCTTAACATTTGTTCAATTTCAGTATTTTTCAAATAGCTTAAAAATACCCTAACTTCCATCTGAGAATAATCAAATGATACTAAAGTATATCCTGGTCTAGCCATAAATAACCTACGTATAGATAACTGATGGGGGTCATCTTCGTTATAAGATTCATCCCCCACAAAGCCCCAAGTATTCCATGTTGCATCACTTAAGTCTAAGTTTGCAGTAATCCCTTTTGCTGCCATCTGAGCAGTAATACGACTCTTAATGGATTCCCTTTCTTCAGGTAATAACTCTCTATCTATAAGCTTGAAATGGGTTCTAGGAATGTTCTGAAGGTTTGGCCCACGAGAAGACAATCTCCCAGTTACAGCCCCCCAATTACAATAAGACGTATGCATAGTCTCGGTGACAGCATACGGTTCTAAATACGTGGCCCTTAACTTCTCTAAGGTTCTAAATTGGCGTATCAATCCTGCTATTGGATTATCTATTTGAGCTAAGGCTGCTTCATTCCACGCATCTTTACCTTTAGGAGTCTTCAAAGGAGAATAGACTCCTTTCCCATTCAACACTTCTCCTACTTGTTTCGTACTATGGATATTAAATTCTTGGTCAGTTAATTCATAGATTTGGTTGGCTATAAGATTTGTTCTAAGGTCAATCTTTTTAATAGCTGCTGATGCATATTTAAAATCTACTATTATGCCCCTATTTTCCATCCCATACAAAACCCTGGTTAGTTTATTTTCCAAATCCATTACATCTTCTTGATATGTCCGTTGAATCCGCATCAAGGCGTGATAATAAAGCTTTTCAGTATACAGTGCATCTAGTTCACAATACGGCCCAAGAACATCTACAGGAGCCATAGAAAAATCTTTAAACCACTTATTCTTTCTCAACCATTTCTTAGTGTCCTTATCATATGCAGCTGATTCTTCTCCATATACCCTCATAATAGTACTGGTTAGGGCAAGGTCTTTAACATTAGCTGGTTCTATGAGACGCATCATGACTATAACATCAGCCCAAGTTTGTTCTTCAGGGCTAACGAAGCCCTCATTCTCAAGAAATTTAACATCAAATTTAATATTATAACCAACCAGTTTTTTTGCCAACCCAAGAACCTCTACCAAGTCCTTTAAGAGTGCGGGTTCTAGATTAGCTCCTTGCTGGTGACGAAATGGGAAATAATAGGTCTCTAAATTATAGGAGATTCCTATTCCACATAGTTGGTTATACTTAAAGGGGTCTAAGCCATTAGTTTCAGTATCCACTATTAGGGTGCTATCCGCTTCGTCAACTAGTTGCTGACGAAGCGGGGTAACAACTTCCCAATATTGGTCAGAGGTAGTGACTAACATTTAAAATAAGTCATCACTTTTGGTATTGTTGAGGCTAACGGCCCCCTCTACCGTACCATTGACCATACCCCCATACCTACCTTTAAAGTATTCCTTAATGCTGGGCAAATCTCCTACTTGAGCTAGACTATCCTCAGGAACCTCACTCTTCCTAGCCGTAGCTGCAATTTGGTAAGACGTGTCAAACATTCCTGTCCCAGTCCGTTTAATCCGCATAATTCCCTTATTCAAACCATTCCAATCATTGTAGACATCAACCAACTGGTTCCATATATAATCGCTACGCCCAAAAGTCAGAGACACAATCCTAAAATCCTCAATAGTTTCCTTAAACATCTTTTTTCCACCAGGGCCACTAACAGCTTCCCAATCATCATTGCGCCTTTCACTATGGATAACTTCATGGACGAATGCCCAAAATGCAAACTTATGGGCAGGACGAGTACCCGTTGGTACTTCCGAAGTATCTACGTCAGGGTCATCTAGTAGGTTAACCCAACGACTACCAGAATTGTAAGTATACATATAGATTTCATCCAAATATAGGTCACCTTCTTCTCCTGTAGCTATGGCCGTCATAAACGCTTGGTCACCATCCTTAAACCACACTTCCCTACCTGGAAGATTAGATGCATTACCTTGTCCACGGGTTTCTCGCTTTTCTTGAATCCTACTAATACCACTCATGCTTTTCCTCCTATAAAAATGTTCTTTCTTTTATTATACTCTTTAGTAATTCACTATCTTTTACGTCTTGTACATCTTTATACTCCTTAGGTAATTTAATATAGCTTACCATAAAGTTTGGGGAAAGGCAAGCCATTGCTTTATTTAATCCTATACGCCCTGCCTCATCGTTGTCAAGACATAAAACCAATTCTTGAGTAGGAAGAGTTGTAGCAAGTTCTACCTGTCGCTTAGAAATAGTAGCTCCCAATAAAGCCACGCTAGGAAAACCATGTTGGTCTAACCACATAGTATCAAGAGAACCTTCCGTAATGCATACAAACGGTATTGATTCCATGATATGCTGTTGACCAAACAACACCTTAGATTTCTTTAATCCCTTAGAATATAGATATTTGGGAGTCATATGTAATCTTCGACTTATCCACCCTACTAAAGTTTCATCCTTAGTAAATACTGGAATTATTAAACTACGAAACATATCAATAGTGCATTCCCATTTACGCAATATATCCTTTGTAAAACCCCTATCAAATATCCAATCTGGCACATATCCTGTTTGA